ATGCAATCGCATTCGCTGATGCTGCTGCAGATGCATAATCTGTAAACAGTACCTTTAATGGGGGGCGGGAGTTCACTCTCCTGCCCCCTTATTATTTATAATGATATAATACTATTTAGGAGGCAATACAATGGAAAATAATTTTAACAATCAAGAAACTCCAAAGGTTGAAGAGCCTGCAATCAAAGCACCAGAGGTTGTAGTAGAAGCAGCAGCAGTTGTAGTAGAAGAAGCACCAGCACCAGTTGTAGAAGAAAAGGCTGAGGATGTCATTAAGGCACCTGCTTACTCTGCACCTGTTGAACAAGTTCCAGCCCTAGCACCAGTTGCAAACGGTGTTATTGGAACAGGAACTGCAGACAAGCCAGTAAAGAAGGTTTCAACACCTAAGGCATCAAAAGAAAAAACAGTGGCAATTAAGTCAAGCAAGAATGTAACTTGGATTGGCGTTGGAAAGGTTTCTAAGGGAATCAACATTGTTTCTGAGGCAGAGGCAGCAGAATGGCTTACACGTGATCACGTAACTAGCGTAGAACCAGAAGAAGTTGCGAAGGAATTTGGTAAGTAAAAAATGGAGGTCTTGAGAGTTCCACCTTATCCCCTTGTACCAGTATGGACTGTTTCATCAGCAAATGCTCCATACACAGTGTACATTGAGGATTTGGTGGATCACTCAGTAGAAGTTTTAGAGTTAACATCTACAGCACTTTCCAAAGTTTCATATACAATTCCAATTGAAAAAGCACAGTTTGATAGAAAGTTTTTTGTAAAAATTGTTGATGATGATGGTCATAGCGAAATTGAAGAAAATCTAGATATTTTAAGACCTTACGTAGATCCTAAAAAATTAGGTACATCAGCAACTGAGATTGAAGAATACAAAACATTAGAACTAATTGCAAGATCTGTAATTGATAACATAATTCCAAATGGGTTTTACAATACAAAAAGTATCCTACAGGGCGTAGGTAATACTACAGACTATTTCCCAGTTTGGAAAGAAACAAACAAAGTTTTAAAAGTTTATGAAAACAATGTATTAGTCTATGACGCTTCACTAACAACAAACGAATACACATACTCTTTAACTTTAGATAATTCAGCAATACAAAGATCGTTTAATGGAGCATACAATCGTGCAGAGTCTGCCATTATGCAAGTTCCATATTCACGAGGAGACCTTGGTTATTACGGCTTTGGCGGTGTTGCATTCCCAGGAGGAGTAGACTACACCTTTATTCTTGACACTGGATACAAAGCAGTCCCAGCAGATATTGAGCAAGCAACAAAGATTTTAATTGAAGACATCAAGTGTGGCAATTTGGACTACTACAAGAGATTTACCAAGAACTATCAGACTGATCAGTTTAAGGTTGAGTTCTCAGAAAAATTATTTAGCGGTACTGGAAACCTTATTGTTGACAAAATTTTAGATAAGTATGCAAATACAATATTACGACCAGGGTTGATATAATGTCATGCGATTCACCATCAGCAATATATCCAATGTTGGTTGATATATATTATGCTGGTGTAAGTCAAGGAACGTATGGCAATGTAAAGAAGCAGTGGATGTTTTCAAAATCAGTTCCATGCTATTTTGCTCATGCAGGGCTAAAGAATAAAGAAGAGTTTAGAACAAACACTGTTGCAATTACTCAGGACACCACACTGCTTGGAAGAACAGCCTCAGACATAAGATTCTCTGAACTAGGAGATAGCACATCTAGCAACAACGTATTGCTTACAAATATTCGTGATTCTTCTGGAAGCCCAATATATGTTGAGCCTGCTGGAGAAAGAGTTGGAAAGTCAACGCTATTTGAAATAGCCTCAGTTGCTCCAACAATTGGTATGTTTGGAAAAGTAGAATACTATAAGATCGTACTACGCAGATCTGATAACCAGGCGGTAGACCTATAATGATAAAATTTAATTCAAAGCAGTTTAAGATTGATCTAACAAACATCGTAGAGTATTCCGTTGGATTCTTAGATGGAATTCACGCAGGTAAAAAAGTATTTCTAAATAATCTTGGTAAAGAATCTGTAGAAGTTATTAAACAGTTTATTGATTCAAATGCAAAGGCTGATCCAGCAATGCTCGCACACGTATACGAATGGTATCAAGTTGGTAGCCCAGACGCAAGACTATATGACATTAACTATACTGTAAGTAATCTTGGTCTTTCTTTCTTGTCAACATTTAAACAATCATCAACTATTAAAGATGGATCACGAGAGCCTTTTTATAATAAAGCAAGAATTATGGAAGAAGGAATTCCTGTTGTCATTAGACCAAAGGTTGCAACAACATTAGTATTTGAACAAGACGGAGAAACAATTTTTACAAAAAATGCAGTAAAGGTCGATAATCCTGGAGGAGTAGAAGCACAAGGGGGATTTCAAAAAATGATGGACATCATCTTCAGTAAGTATTTCTCTCAAGCACTCCTAAGAACAACAGGGCTTGACCTATATCTAAACAATCCTAGAGTATATAAAACCAATATGGCAGCAGGCAAACGATCTGGAAGATCTGCAGGTTACTCAACAGGATTTAAGTGGATTGCAAATGCGGGGGTAGTAAATGGCTAATATATACCATCCTCCGTCATTGATCAATGCCTATTTAGCAGCAAAGGTTAATCCCGCTTTTGATGATGCAGCACAAACTGCTATCAACCTAAGATTCTTTCCAACCAGTCCAACATCTATTGATACTTTGACTGAAACCTTCCCAGATGGTGGAGGGACGTTTGCAGTTTATGACAGAATGCTTCGTATGCGTAGGCAGCCATTTCCTCATATCAAATGTGAGCAAGTCTTGTATTATTTTTATGCTTTTGGAGAAAACCACATTGAGAGCATGGTCAAGATTACGGCAGATGTAGAAGATTTTCTTAATAACGGAGATGAGTCAGCAGAAGACCTAAATAAGTGGGCAAGAGAAAATACTGCCGATTGGTCTGAGGCTACCTTGCCTATTCAGTTCCATAACTTCAAGGTATACCAACTACAGGAGACCAGAGACATCATTGACTTTGGTACAGCACGAACATACGCAGGAAATAAGATTATAGTCGATTTTGACTGGCACAAGGGCTAGTAAAAAGGCTGTTATAATTGTAGATGAGGAAACACGCCTACAATTTCATATAGTAAACTAAAGAAAAAGAGGTGGAATAAATGGCTTATACACGTGGCTCGTCCAATAACATCATCGTGGGAGCAGCAGCGCTGTTCACATTCGATGGTTCATTATCAGGACAAATCGGAGATGTCTCAGGAGATCTTCCAGGCTTTGAAGCAGGTCTATCTTATAAAGATACACTAGCAGATGAGGCTAATTATACAAACGTAGGATATACCAGCAATGGTATCGAACTTACATTCCAGCCTGACTTCGGTGAAGTTCAGGTTGACCAGGTACTTGACGTTGCTCGTCTTTTCAAGCAAGGTATGCAGGTATCACTTAAGACTTCATTCGCTGAGGCAACACTAGAAAACCTTTTGGTTTCAGTTGCAGCACAGGATGAGGATCTTTCAACACTAGCAACAGCAACTGGAATTGGTGCAGGAAGTCAGTCTTTCGACATCAACTCAGGAGAACTAGGAGAAGTTCCATTGGAGCGAGGAATCGTTGCAGTAGGACCAGGAACTGGTGACCCAGCAATTAACAAGGAGCGTATTTACATCGGATACCGTGCACTCTCAATCGAGAGCGTAACTGCATCTGCTAAGCGTGATGCTGCTTCTATGTTCGACGTAACTTTCCGTATGCTTCCATTGGATAATGGTATGTATGGTAAGATCGTTGACCGCAGAATTGCATAATTAATTTATTAATTATACGAGAACTGCCCTTTCTTAGGATTGGGCAGTTTTCTTTTGCTATAATGGTTTAATGGCCACTAAAGTATATCAAGAGCATCCAGTCACCCTTTTTGATGGAACTGTAATATTACTATCACCATTAAAAATTAAATACCTGCATCAGGTTATGGAAACATTTCTTTCTGTTAAAAAAGCAAAAAATGATTTAGAGGCTATAGCGGTTTTGACAGAATGTACAAGATTGGCAATGCAACAATATTGCCCAAGACTATCTTTAAGTATTGAAGATGTAGAAGATGCTGTCGACCTGCCAACAGTTTACAAAGTAATGGATGTTGGTGCTGGAATAAAGATTGATGATAAAGACGATCAGCCAGTAAAAGAGCAAGCAGCCGAAGGTGGTGACACTTGGGATAGTCTAGACTTGTTAAAGTTAGAGTCTGAAGCATTTTTGCTGGGGGCTTGGAAAAATTATGAAGACCTAGAACTATCTATATCAATGCCAGAACTATTACAGATCATATCTATGAGGAGAGAACTTGACCATATGGAGAAAAAGTTCTTAGCAGCCATACAGGGTGTTGATATAGATAAAGACAAGGGCGACGATAAATGGGAAGAAATGAAAAATAGAGTTCTGTATAAGGGCAAAGGAAGTAATGATATAACAAATCTATCTGGAAAGCGTGCAATGGAGGCTGGGTTTGGAATAGGGAACGGTCTAGACTACGAAGAAATAACTGCATAAAAAACACGCTTGTTTATGCTATAATTGATACAACCTTACAAGGAGGAAAAATGGCAACAACAGTCCATGAAGAAAAGACAGTAACACTAATTGATGGAACAAAGATCAAGGTAAGACCACTAAAGATCTCTCTACTTCGTCCGTTTATGAAGAAGTTTGAGGGAGTTGCAGGAGTAGCAGAAGATAACGAAAAGTCAATGAACATTCTTATGGAATGTATTCAAATTGCAATGAAGCAGTACAAGCCAGAACTTGCAGAAGATTTGGCAGCATTGGAAGACAATATGGATCTCCCAACTGTGTACAAGATTATTGAAGAAGCATCTGGAGTTAACCTTTCAGATACACCAGTTCTCAATACTCTTCCATAAATAAAACTATAAAGAGGTAATAATGAATGGCTGATATTCAGTCCAATATTGTAGTCAATATTGATACATCTGCAGCACTTGCAGAACTCAAAGCGCTACAACGCCAGATATCGGCTTTTCATTCCTCAATGGCAAAGGGTGGTGCTGCTAGCACTGCTGTTTCTGCCAACATGCAGCAAAACCTTGCAAACACTATTAATTCTAGTGGCAAGTTTCATGCTGAGATGGTTCGTGTAAGATCTACAACAGAATCATTTAATACAGCGCTTGCTAAAAACCAACTCTCAATGAAAGAGTATTTTAGATATGCTGGTGGAGCATCTAAAACATTTGGTAGATTATTTAAGCAAGAGCATGAAACAATCAACAAGGTTGTAAGAGAAAATGTAAAGACTCTTCAGACTCAGTATATAAAGATGGGTCGAGATGCATCTGGATCTTTAAAGGCTATGTCGGTACGTCCACTAGCCTTGGACATGAAAAACTTACAAACACAAACAGCCCTTGCTGCACAAAAGCAAGCATTACTTAATCAACTTTTAAGACAAGGCTCTACAAACCTTCTAAACTTTGGTAAGAATACTCAGTGGGCTGGACGCCAGTTGATGGTTGGTTTTACAGTTCCACTTATGTATTTTGGTGCAGCAGCAAGCAAGACATTCATGCAAATAGAAGAGCAAGCAATTAAGTTTAAACGTGTTTACGGAGATCTTTTTACAACATCCTCTGAGTCTGCAAAAGCATTAAAGGATGTTCAACTTCTTGCAAATGAGTTTACAAAATATGGTATAGCCGTAGCAGATACAATGAAGATGGCAGCAGATGTTGCTGCAACTGGTAAGGTTGGCGCAGACCTAATGTCTCAGGTTGCATCTGCAACAAAACTTGCAGTTCTTGGAAACATTGATCAAGAAAAATCTCTTGAAACTATAATCTCTCTTACATCTACATTTGGTATTGCTTCAAATGATTTAGCACAAAACATTAACTTCCTTAACGCTGTAGAAAACCAGACAATCTTAAACATCGATGACTTAACAACTGCTATTCCAAAGGCAGCACCAGTAATTAAACAACTTGGTGGAAACGTACAAGACCTTGCATTCTTTATGACAGCAATGCGTGAAGGTGGTATCAATGCCTCAGAAGGTGCTAACGCACTAAAATCTGGTCTTGCTTCTATGATTAACCCATCAGCAAAAGCAAGTGCTTTCTTAAAAGATCTAGGAATAAATCTTAAAGGAATTGTTGAAAGCAATCAAGGAGATATTAAAACTACTGTTATTCAGTTTGCACAAGCACTAGACACTTTAGATCCTCTTAATCGTTCTCGTGCAATTGAGCAACTATTTGGCAAGTTCCAGTTTGCTCGTATTTCTACACTGTTCCAGAATGTACTTAAAGAAGGAACGCAAGCACAAACAGTCTTAGGATTAACAAAAGCCACAACAGAAGAACTTGCAATTCTGTCTGAGCGAGAATTATCAAAAGTCTCAGACTCCCCAATGTTTAAATTTAAAAAGCAAATAGAAGATCTTAAAGTTGCTATAGCCCCAATTGGTGGAGAGTTCTTAAAAGCACTAACACCAGTAGTTAAATTCTTTGGTGGAATATTTGAAAAGTTTAATGGTCTTTCAGATGGTGCTAAAAAGTTTATCGTTATTCTTACCACGGTAGTTGCTGGTATAGGACCACTACTACTTATGTCTTTTGGTTTGCTAGCAAACGGTGTTGCAAATATAATTAAGATGTTCGTTGGAATTAAGTCTATATTTAATGGAGTTGGAAAATCATCTCTCGGTCTTGGCGAACAGACCAACTATCTTACACAACAGCAGATGGAAAATGCAGCATCAGCAGCGTCCCTTGATCAAGCACATCAGAGATTACAACAAAGATTTACATCTGAAAAGGCTGCGGTAGTTCAATTAACAGCAGCATACGTACAAGCGGTTCAAGCACAGAGAGCCTTTGGAATGGCTCCAATTCGCCCAGGAATGCCTGGTAAGCCACCACTGCGTCTTGCTGAAGGAATTGTTACAGTACCAGGTCCAAAGGGCGCAGGAGACGTTGTTCCAGCAATGCTATCTCCAGGAGAGTCTGTAATTCCAGCAAAGCAGTCTGATAAATATGCACCACTTATTTCAGGAATTATTGCTGACAATATTCCAGGGTACATAAAGGGTCTTAAAGGCGCAGGAGGAAAGACAGAATTCGCACACATTGGATCAATGACTCCAGTGCCTGCTGCAACACTTGCAGCACAGTTAAATCAAATGGAAGGTGCAGTAACAGCAAGAGCGCTTAGAGTAATTAATGCAGTTGCTGCTCAATTTGGAAATGCTTTGATGGTAAACGTTTACGGTAAGTTGGGTATGACAACTGGACAAACATCAACTGGAAAGAGTATTAATGGACTTCTTGGTAAGCCAGGAGGAGTAGCAAAATCAGAATTTGTTGCAGACTTTGACAAGCAAGGTATGCAAAGATGGAAGGCATCATTAAAGGCTGCAGGATTAAAGATGGACGATGTGTCTGCAGAGTTGACACAATTAGATCGTGGTATCAGAGAGTACATGACATCTGTTCACAAGGGAGCCACAGTTACTGATCAAACAGTAAAGCAAGCATATGAGTATTCTACAAAGAAGATGGCTGCTGATAGCCGTGTCGTTGCAGCATTTAATCAGTTAGCAAATACTGCTGGAGAAGCAAGAGTTAATATTTCACAAGCAGTTGCTGCTAAGTTTGGACTATCCAAGGTTCCGACTGCTGGATCAAAGCCAGTTGTTAGAGTTGGAGAAGAAAGAATTAGAACTGGTGGAGATAGACTTCCATTCTACAGAAGTGCAGGATTTGATATTGTTAAGGCTGCTACAAGGGCTATTGCAGAAGGCGCAAAGAGCGCTCTTAAAATTGCATCTCCTTCAAAAGAAATGCGTACAGTTGGAGAGCAATCTGGAGCAGGGTTAGTACTTGGAGCAAAGGGCCAAATAGATGATGCAACTGTTGCAGGACAACAAATTGGCGCAGCAATTAAAACTGGTGCAGTTTCAGGACCAATGCCAACTGGATCTCAGTCAAGGAATCGTGCAGCACTTTACGGCACTGGACCATCAGATGCTGATGCTAAATCAATTCGTAGACAACTAGAACTTGTTGAAAAAAGAAAACTAGCAGAAGCAAAGAAGCAATTAAAGTTAGACGAAAGAATTTCTCAGTCTAAGCAAAAGTTGTATGGAACAACTGGCGAAATTACACAAGAGATGAGAACACAAAGAAAACTCCAGCAGTCTGCTGAAAGAGCATTAAGAAATGCAACTGCAGCCCGTGCCAAGGCAGAAGCAAATGAAGCATCCCATGTAATTAAACAATCTTCAATTACTGCAGCACTAGAAAGATTAAAAAACAGAGCAATAATGGCTCGCACAAGTTCAGAAATGATGGCAGCCCGTAAAGCAAGAATGTCTCAGGTTGGTGGAAAAATTGGCGGAGCAGCAATGGGTCTGACTATGGTTGCTGGAATGGGTTCAATGGCAGGTGGAGCAGTTGGTGAAATGTTCCAGAAAGCAATGATGCCTTTAATGTTGTTGTCTACGGCTGCCTCATTAGCAGGTAGTTCTTTAGGGCTTCTTGCTCTTGGAATAGGAGTTGTTATTGGTTCCTACGTAATGACTAGAATGGCAGTTGATAAAGCAGGAGATGCTGCTATAGCATTTGCAGACAAGGTTAACGGATCAAATCAAGCATTGCAGGTTTTTGCAGAGTCTGCTGGAAAAGCAACGGCTAGTGAGATTATGGATAGAAGAAGAAAAGATGAAGTAAAACAATATCAAACTGTAACTGGAAAAACTACTTATGGAGAAAGTTTTGTAGCGGGAGAAAAAGGTAAAGAACTAGTAAAAAATGTTGGAACTAATATTGGGCAAAACGGAACCGCCTTAGCCTCTACACAACTATTTAGACAGTTAGCAATGGGAGTAACATCTGGAGCAATGACAACTGAGCAAGCACGCTCTATTGCATTAAATGTTGGAGATGCTCTTGGAAATCAAGCCTTTGGTATTCAGGTTAATGCAAAACTAACTGAGTTACTAGGACCTAATGGAGAAAACTTTTTAAATGATCCATTAACAATAAGAACAAAGATGGTTGATGCAACAAATAGAGATTTAAAATCTAGTAACACGAGAGCAAAAAAGAGTTTTGGTTATACTGGAAATGATGTTAAAAACATTGGTGGATACACAGCAGCAGGCGCTGGGGCGGGAGCAGCAGCAGGTGCGATTGCAGGACAAATGCTTATTCCAATTCCAGGTGTCGGTGCTGCTGTTGGTGCTGTTCTTGGAACTATTGTTGGAGGAATAGGAGGATACTTTACTGGTAGAAAAGAAAGAGGAAAGAGAATTGCAGCAAATACTGGAGCAGATGCTGCCATGCAAAAGATTGCTCTAGAAGAGCAGCAACAAATGCTTGATGGGTTAGAACTTGACTATCAAAAGAGAATTGATATTGCTAAAGCAGCAGGTGACACAGCAGAGGCAATGAGACTTGAAAACTCATACCTAGATGATAAGCAAAAACTTTTAGATAAACAAAAAGAAACAACTGACATGATCATGACAAATTTCAAGGGTGTTGATAGCAACATTCAAGACGCATACATGACTAGTGCAAATAAATTAATGACTAAAAAATATAAAGGAACTGCTATGGAAGATGTTGTTCCCATGGCACAAACAGCAATTGACGACTCTCTTGGAACTAAAGAACAAAAGTATTTACTAAAGATGGAAGTTGCTTCTGGCAATATTGATCCAGTAATGCTTATTGGCTTGATGGATCTTGCTGCAAATGATCAGGCAGCATTTGATTCAACAATGAACGTTATAACTAAATTTGGTGGTAAAGCAGCATCTCAGGCACAGCAAGTTGCAAGTCTTTTCATTGGCGCTGATGGACAGCCAAACAAAAAACTACAAACAGATTTTATGCTTAAAGTTAGTAACGCAAAAACAGCAAAAGAAGCACAAAAAATTATTGACTTTAACGAGCAGATTACAAGGGCTGGTGGAGAACTAGATGTTGCATACCTAATTAAATATTATAATGAAAACCCAGAAGCAGCAAAAATAGCACAAGATTTGTTTGATAAGGTAAAAAATGGAAACCTAGACTATGAAATAATGGTAAAGACAAAGTTTATGCCAGAAGAGTATCTTGGAGCAATTGATAAAGATTACTATAATAAATTAAGCAAAAATCAAAAAGAAGTTTACATGAATGAAATTGTTACTGTTATGTCAATTACAGATGAGACAACATTTAAGGGTGATCCAGATGTTCAAAAGTGGCTAAGTGAGCCTGCTAAAAATGGTGGTGGAGAGATGTACCAAAACGCATCCTTCCCTGTTCAAAAGGCTATGTACGCAGCACACCTTGCTGGAATTAAAACAGCAGCAATGGATGCTACAGAACCATATAAAAAGGATGATGGTAGCACTGGCGGGGGAACTGGACCTAGTGCATCACCACTTGATGAATTAATTAAAAAGATTAGAGATTTAAGAAAAGCACAACAAGGCCTAACGCTTGGCTGGGGATCTTCAATGAAGGCTATGAATGCTTTATTTACAGATGCAAAGGGTAAGGTAAGAAACCTTGTTCCAGGAAAAGACAGTAAAGGAAAGGCTCTAGACCCATTCAACGGACTAGAGAATAACCTAAGAAAGAAGGGTATGGGCCAAGGAGCCATTGACTTCTTGACTGGACTAAGCATTGAAGACTATAAAAAGGTTGGCCCTAAGTTTATTGAGATTGACAAAAAGACTGGTGCCATTAAAGTCAAGAACGCAAAGCAACTAAATGCTTTATTAAATAATATTGCTGTTGGTAATTTTCAAAACGAAAATGAAAAGTTTATCGCTAATATTAAGAATCAAAACTCTGCAGTAAGCAAGTTAATGGCAGCAGGAATGTCTCTAGAAGATGCTTATGCTGCTGTTGAAGATTCTCAGTTTGCAGCAGCGATTGCAACTGGTAATTTTACTACAGCCCAGATAAGACAAATGGCTGCAACAAAGAATAACTCAACGGCACTTCTAGAACAACAAACACAGTTAAAAGCAGTACGTACTTACTTTGAGTCATTAACCAAGGCTGTTACAGATCAAAAGATATTCTCTGGATTAGCAAAAGACCTATCTAGCATGGGCATGGACTCTTCTATGATTGCTACTATTCTTTCTGATCCATCGCTAGCAAAGGGATTAGCAGATCAACTTAAGTCTGGGAAAATGGATGCAGAAGGAATTGCTGCAGCAATTAAAAAGATTAAAGAAGCACAAACAGAAAAAGCAATTACAAGTATTAATTCTGGAGATATGTCTGCAGCCTTCCAGCCTGGTTATGATGCAGCACAAAAACTGTTTGACATTCAAGAAAGAATGCTTGATAAACAATATCGTGCAATCTTTGCAGCAGATGAGGCTAGAATTGTTAGCGCAGAAGCACTTGTAACACTAAAACAAAAAGAAATTGATGACCAAGAAAAAAATGTAGATCTTGCTGAAAAGGGTGTTGAGGCTGTAAACAAATTAATTGAAGTACAGAACACAAGAAATGACAAACTGTCCCATGACTTAAAGTTGATGGACAAGGCAGCACAGTCAATTAATGATAAGTATGATAAGCAAAAGGCTGCACTCGATAAGATTTCTTCTATTAACTCTGTTATTGCTAACCAGCAAAAGAAGCAGATGTCGCTTGCCGATGCCCTTACACAGGGTGATATTTCAGCAGCAGCACAGGCTGCACAAGAACTTAGAGATCAGCAAGCCACTGATGCACTTGCAGAACAATCAAAGGGTATAGACTCATTAAGAGAATTAGAACTTTCACGACTTGTAAATGATGAAGGAAAGACTCGTCTGCAGATTGAAGAAGAGCAGTATGTTATTTCTGAAAAGATATATTCTATTCAGCAGAATGAACTTAAAACTGCACAGGCTGCGGTAGACGCTGCAAATGCAATTTTAAAGGCTAAGCAAGATGAACTAGCCCCATTGCAACAAGCCGTTGTAGATGCACAAGCAAAATTAAAGGCTGATCAAGATGCACTCCAGGCAGCAAAAGAAAATCTAACCGTTCTTGGAAAAACTAAGTTAGAGTGGGAAGACATGAAATTACGTGTTGACGCTGCTCAACTTGCTAATGATAAATTAATGGCTGGACAACTGGCAGCAGCACTTGCTACTGCAGACATTGTTGATAAAACATGGAAAGAAATTAATGACAAGTTAGCAGACTACTTTAAAAAAGATGGAACATCTATTACTATTAAAGAAATTCATGAAATCTATCAGGTAATCATGGGATCAACAGGTTCCTCAGGTTCCTCAGGTTCCAGTGGTTCTAGTGGTTCATCAACTGCAAATCCTGGAAACATTGACACGACCAGCAAGACAGTTAATGATGAATCTGCAAAACTTATGGCTGCTATTAAAGATGGTACAAAAACAGATATTACTGCAGGAACAATTGCAAACAACATGGCAACCTCTCTTCTTAGTGACAAAGCAGCAACTGCTGCTCTTGGAGGGGTTTCAGGAGTTCTATCAACTGCAAGATATACAGGGCAAGCAATTGCTTACGCAGCACAAGAAGCAGCCAAGGCCAAGGCTTTAGCAGATGCTGATGCTGCAGCAGCAAGGGCAGCAGCAACTAAGGCTCTTATGTCTGGTGGCAGGGACGCCGAGTATGACAGAAAGACTGGCTACTCTCGATATGCCATGGGTGGAGTGGTAGGAAATTATCTATCAAGTGGTGGATTTGGAATGAGACCAGTTGGAACAGATGTAATTCCTGCAATGCTAACTCCAGGAGAATTTATTGTAACCAAGTATGGCGTTCAAAATTATGGAGTAGAAAACCTTCGTGCAATTAATTCTGGAAGTAAGACTTTGGACAGCAACTCAGTGTATAATTATAGTCTAACAGTAAATGCAAAATCAGATGCTAGCCCAGATGAGATAGCCAGAACAGTTATTTCACAAATTAAGCAGATTGACGCACAAAGAATTCGGGGGAATAAACTATAATGGCTACAGTACAGTACCTACAAGGACGTAAAAAGTATGGAAGACCACAGGCTATTATGCTATCTAATAACCCTGGCAGACTTACTATGGATGAAAATGGAGTCCCTTATTTTTATCCAATTGGATATGAGGTTGGTCAAGACATTTCTGAGACTAGCGAAGTAAGACAGAATGACTTTTTGATCCTATCAGACCATAATAGACAGCCCATTGATGTATCTATTGAAAGATTAGAAAAGCGTGAAAGAACAATTAATGGCAGAATGAGATCTTATCATATAGCAGACAAAAGAAAATTTTCATTATCTTGGGACAACATTCCTTCAAGAGCATTCTCAGAAAACCCTATGTTTGATGCAAACGGTAAGGCTGCAGAGGGAGTAGTCTTCCACACAGTCGATGGTGGAGCAGGAGGTGCCGAAATGCTTGAATGGTACAAGAACTCTGTTGGCTCTATGTGGGCTTACATTGCTTACGATAATAGACCTCTATTTGGCACCACCGATGCAGCATATAATAGTTTACAAAGATACCAAGAAGTTGTTGAGGTTTTTATAGCAGACTTTTCTTTTAATATTTCAAAGAGATCCCAAACCAACTATGATCTATGGAATGTCTCTATGTCATTGGAAGAAGCATAATGTTTCAAAGCAGTGAACTAAAAACCCTTATTGAAAAGTTCTCAACATTAAAATCAAGAGGTATTGTTTTGATGGAGTGGAACCTAAACGTATCTAGTAATATCTCTGCGGTAGGAAACTATAGGTATCGACCAACAGAGTCAACTTCAGTATACAAGGGGCTAACTCAGTCCTATGACATTAATGACACTGGTAAGTTTTATACTGATGCAACAGATGCCGATATTATTATTGATGGTGGATATAAAGATAATAACTCTCCACAAGTTTTTCAGTCTAAAAAAGAAAAGATCGCACAGTTATATTCTTTAGAGGATTGCTTTAATAATTTTAGACCTAGATCTGGAATTAATAAATTATCTTATTTTGCTAATCGGTTTACACATAATACAAATCAGTTTCTTGCACAAAGACCAAGATACTATATGTCTGATAACAAAGACAAGTTTAAGTATTGGTCATCTTTTAGAACAGAGAACAATATTGAGCGTGGAATTGCAAAAAATATATTAAATGGTCAGTTTTATATTGACGACGCATGCCCCTTTGTTGTATATAAAGAAGAGGTTCCAGCAAATAGGCTTGTTGTAAAAATGCAAACAAATGTTGGAACAAAAGACCTTGGACCATTTTCAACAGGATCTGGATTACTTAGTGACCCATTGTTTGGTGATTCAAATAAAACAACTCCAGTAAAATGGAAGATACAGGTACTTAGAAATAATAACTGGTCGGATGTTCAATCCTTTAACCAATCATCAAGAAGATCTGACGGATCCGCAATTGTTCAAGAAGATGGGTACTTAGAGTTATCTTATGGATTAATTATTCCAGATAAGTATTCTAATATATTCATTAATGTTGGAGACTTAATATCTACTGAGCAACTTCCAGATAGCCCTATTCCTGGTTTTGCTTATTTAGTAAAGTCTACAGAAGAAGATCTTGGAATCTTTCATATCTGGATAAATAATCAATATGAAACTTTTGCTCCAGAGTATGGATGGCATATTGCTAGTTCTGTAATTGGACAAAACACAAACCTAGTTACTGATTTTACTAGTCCAAAAACATATGTAAATCCTCAAACTCAAACTGTTTCCTATAAAGAGTTTGACTATATATCTGGAGTAAGAGTTGCTGTAGAAACAATGAATAAGTTTGACTCATGCTTTGATCTTATTGAAATTTCTCCAAGACTAGTTGCAGACATTTCTGACAAGACTGTTGATTTTGAAGTCAACAAAATTGCGTCAGATTTAGGAGGCTCAGGCTTGCCAGTAGGCCAACTTCTAGCCTCTACTGGAACAATAACGATTACAGATTATGACTTAGCGTTTAACGAAAATAATACAGACAGCATAATTAAAGAGTATCTAAATAAAAATGTTAAGTTTTCTTTTTATGATGCAATTGATAATTATTCTGGGTATGAGTTTTATGTACCGATCAAGACACTATATTCCGAATCAATACCAAAAACAAACCTAGAGTCAAGAACAATATCTTTAGAACTAAGAGATATGTATTTTCATTTTGAGTCTCTGTCTGCGCCAGACTTGCTACTAACAGATGCCTCTCTTTCTTTTGTCATATCCACATTACTAGACTCAATTGGCTTTAGTAACTATTCTTTTAAATTTTTAACTGGACAAAAGGATATTGTAATTCCGTATTTCTTTTGCAGTTCAACACAGACAATTGCAGAAGTTTTAAATGCTTTGGCTGTGTCCTTTCAAAGTTCAATGTTCTTTGATGAGTATAACAACTTTATTGTAATGAGCAAAGAGTACACTCTTCCACTAGGAACATCAAGAGGTATCGATTCAACTTTGTATGGATCTCAGGCGGAAGACCCAGATGTATTTGAAAACATTATTAACGTTTCTTCTATTGATAACAATGTGTATAATGATGGAAAGATTGACTATACTACTAGATATATACAAAGGTCTTATGGCTCTATAAAGCAATCCACGATGCTTGATCAAGATAAGAATTGGGTATACAAGCCCTATCTACTTTGGGAAGTTACTGGAACAGAAAATACAAAATCTGTAAACGATAATGTTGCCAACATGTCTAAGCATATGCTTTCTGCAATGCCACTCAATTCTGACCTGTCAAATCTTATTCCAAAAGTTGTCAACAATGTTCTAACAAATAACATTATTGATCTTGGTGAGAATGCTTATTGGCTTACTCGTTACAACGGATACCTTTATGCCAATGGAGAAATCATTAAATATGACGCTGCACAGTTTAATGTTTCAAAAATAGGAAACGTCTGGATCTCTAGTGTTGAAGAATATCAAAACTACTTTTCTGCTTTGCCATTTAATGGAAAGATTTATCCAACGGGCCTGATACGCATATACTCTGAGCCAGACTATGAGATAGTCAATGGCGTAACAAGACTAAAATCTGGAGAAGTTAAAAAGCACGGAAGAGAGCAGTTCGGAACAAAAGTAGCCACGCACACTGCTGGTTTAAATTCTTATTGGACAAACAACGACAATGTTCGTGGATGCAATATGTACTCAGAGTACTTATTTTCTAATAATGAAAATACAAAAACTACGGTTAACGAAGCAGCAGGAGTCAACAATGAACTTGCAAAACAAATGACAAGGACTGGCGTTATAAGAAACTTTTTAACAAATTCTTATATTTCTGAGTATGACGATTCTAAAAAGATATCAACAACATCTGGGTCAGTACAATCTTCAGCGCTTGTTATGACTGGTCCAAACTTTACAACTACACAAAAACCAATTGAGAATATTAGTTACGTATACAAGCAACTTAGCAATAAGTTTAAACACTTTGGAACAAGACTTAGAATTATTGGAAAGATTGAAAACAACGAGGTGCGTGGACAGACTCCTTCAGGAAGCATGACGTATTATGTTATACCTGGGACAGATCCCTCACAAAACATTAGTATTGGTGGAGGCTCTGGCGGTCTTGGAGTAATGGTAAATCCATCTACAAATGCTGGCTACTACTTTGAAATTGCTGCGCTAACAGATACAAACATATCAGCATATACAGACGGATCTGAAACCCACAACCTATTCTTTTATAAAATACAAAAAGACTCTGCCTCAGACAAGGCGGTACCAATAAAACTTTGGGGAGGACTAAGTAGCGTTATCGTAGATGATGGAACTCTTGTAGGTCAGTATAGAGTCAATGGTGAAGAAAACCCAACCGTATATGATATTGCTGTAGAGTATATGGATATTGGATCAATTAGAAACTTTTATCTATATATTAATAATAAGATTGTTGCAACAGTAACAGATACTGCCCCACTGCCAATTTACAACAATATGTGTTTATTTACACGTGGATCATCCAAATTAATGTTTGAAAATATCTTTGCTATTACTGACAACTATTCCCAGAACACAACCTTTGCAGTTGATATTCCTTTTAATCAAGTATTTGATAATCAAGAAATAAATGCAAACGAGGCTTTTAGAAAATATGCCATGAGCGGAGTAGTTCAATCAACCTACCTAGCAGGCATAAGTCCTAACCAACCACCTTCATATTCTATGTACTTTGATGAGTTTGGAACAATCATGAGAGAGTGTGAATATTTTAATATTAAATATGATAAGGCATACCCTGCACTATATGCAAAAATCTCTCCAACATTTAATAAAATTAAAGGATATGCAATATCTGGATTCCAGGCAAACCCATATGGTGCAGAGTTCTTAATCTTTAATGCAACAGATTCAGCATTAAGTCTTGACGAAACAACTGGGAACTATCTTAGAATTCAGGGAGTAACATTTACACAGGACTCCCAACACTCTTTAACAGTTGACGATTACTTTACAGAAAAATCAAGTTTTTCAAATCCAAAGTTTATAAATAATAATCTTGTTAGTTCTCCATACACAGAGTTAGAGAAGTATAATAAGATAAACTTAAGTAGATCAACCTATGGAAAGAAAGAGTTTTCATTAGAGTTGCCATATGTACAAACACAAGATGCTGCTAAAAATATGATGGGGTGGATCATAAATAAAATAATGAAACCCACAAAGTCTGTTGGTGTTGACATTTTTTCTAATCCAATGATTCAACTAGGAGATATAGTAAATATCAATTATAAGGATGAGTCTGGTATGGACATCATCTCAAGCACAGACACAAAGTATGTGGTCTATAACGTAAACTACTCTAGAAGCAGCCAGGGCCCTTCTATGACGGTATATCTAAGCGAGGTTCCAAATGACTAGCCCAACGCCAAATACACCAGGCACACAGGCAACCACAACTGCTAGTGCAAAGTCTTCAACACCACAATACAGAATTAACTTAAAGGATGAAGAACTAAGCGAGTACATGATGACTCGCCTTGTCTTTGAGGATATTGGTGGCGAAGAGGTCTTGAGTATTTCCAGAAATGATACAGTCTTTGGTGAAAATTTAATTTACCAGCCAATCAAGAACATGATCTCTCTTGCACAAAGATACAACTCTCAAAACCTTCTATCTTTATATGGTACTGCTCAGTCATATTTTGATAACTTCCTTATAAAGTTTTCAGATAAGATCCCAAATGTTGGTAATGGTATAAATGGATCAAACGTATATATTGAAAATAGCACAGGGGATCTAATCATTGAGGTTATAAACATGCAAGATGACGAAGAGGTAGAAGTTAGCATTATGGTTTCTGGAGATATTCTACGTGATACAATATAACATAGGAGAAATAAGATGATTACTAATAAAGGAAAAGACATTATTGGCAAGTACTTGCTGGGTCAAGCCCCAGCCTATGCCTCATACATTGCTGTTGGATGCGGAGCAAAGCCACTAGAGCCATATGTAAGCGGAGCCATTCCAGACTATTCAGCCAAGAAGACCTTAGACTTTGAAATGTTTAGAATTCCAATCTCGTCTCGTGGTTTTATTGATGATGACGGAGTGTCAAAAATTGTTTTAACTGGAGAACTTCCAACAGAAGAAAGATATGAAATTACAGAGGTTGGAATTTTTTCTGCAAAGTCTAACTCTTTAGCGGGATCAACAGATAGCAAAAACCTATACGCATTTACTACTAATGAAAATTGGAAAATAAATGGAGTTTCATCAGTTGTCGCCATACCAGAAAGACTCGATAGCGAAACATTCCCAAACATTATTAGAGATTCTTTCTCAGGTACAGCAAGAGATATATTTCAAACCAACGCAGACAACCAAGTCTTTACCTATGATCTTAGAGAGTCAAGACACGAAAGATCTAGATTTTTAAATAATATGATTATGCTAAGAGGAAACTCTTCTGTTATTTCAAGTGGATCTAGCACTTGGACAGCAACTGGTAATTTTATTCAATTATCATCAACATCTGCAGACCTTTCTAAAAACTCTTTAGATGATCAATTAAGATTTGCGTTTAGCATTGTTTCAAAAGATGGAACAGTATCAACAGTTCCAAACTTTATGAACGTTAAGGTTATTATTGAGTTTTCATCTTCTACTGTTCCTGGACAAACTTCAAAAATGCAAATCAATTTAGATCACAGCGACACTGTTGGTAGTTTAAATAATTTTAATACTAATCGATATTTTGTAATAAATAAAACAATTGAAGAGTTAAAAACCACAAGCGGATTTCCATGGAAGGCTGTAGATACAGTAAAGGTTTATGCAGAGATTAAGAGTGGAGCATCTTCAGCAAATGCTGTTGATGATGACTATTATGTTGCGCTAGATGCATTAAGGCTGGAAAATACAACATCAGAGAATGCTCTCTATGGCTTAACTGGATACTCTGTTATTAGAAATCTTGCAGGGCTGCCAATTGTAAAAAGTGGGAACACTAGTAACTACATTGAGTTTAGGTTTGCAATGGATGTGTCGTAATGTCAGACAAAGATATAAAAGTTATAAGAATTAAAAAAGAAGATTTACCAGCAATTAATCCAAAAACTGAAGGTTACAACTTTAGATACAGGATCATCTCAGAGGATAAGAACAGAACATCCCATTGGTCTTCTCAGATATCTTTGTCAACTGACTACACGTATGTTGTTGGAAACAAAAACATATCTGTTAGTGGTGGTGTTGCTTCAATCACTTGGGAGCCAGTTAAAATTAATAAGGTAGTTAGTGGAACAACCTATAGTCTTGGAACGGAATCTGAGTACGATGTATGGGTTAGGTGGGATAAAAATGATTCTGGAGACTGGGCATACAAACAAAGAGTGCAAGGAACATCTATTTCTTTAATTAAGCCAAGTACTTATTTTATTAACAATGTCGAGACCTCAACTCCTCCAACCTTTGTGACTGTTGAGATTTTCCTTAAAGGTTTAAAAATAGACAGAAGTATTAGTTATTTAAAGTCATATACTCTTGGTCCTCAGGCCATTTAATGGTATAATAGAATAACCATGCCAAACATTCCACTGCCTAATAGAGGCCAACCAATTGACGTAAGTTACCTGTATCAGATTGCTGATGCGGTAAACTCCTTGACTACAAGCATGTCTTCTGCATCAAATAAATATGTTACAGTAGATACAATTAGTTTTGGTAAAAAAGACATGGGCGCATCAGAAATGCGTATGGTCGGAGGGTATGCAGAAGTTGCAAACAACAGCCCTGTAAGCGCAGGAGGAGAGTTACCATTTTCTCTTACATACAGTGGTTTTAAGTTTGCTCCTATAGTAACTGCAACACCGATTAACTTAGGGGCAACCGCAGCAGGATCAGATATTTCAGTAGTTCTAAAGACTATAACTGCCTCTAGAGTAGATGGCATAGTTAAGTTTAAAACTGGAGGAAATGTAACGCTTGGCGTAAATCTTATTGCTATCGGATTGCCAAATTAATGCTAAAGTGCGGCAGATGCAGAGGACGAATGTTTGTTGATCGACAATATAGTTCGGCTAGTTTTATAGAAATTTATTGTATTATGTGTGGTTTTAGAAAAATGTTTAATCCACCAGAGCAGTCTCAGGAGGGCAAGTGGCTACTACAAAAGGAAATCTTGAGAGCGAAGCGTACAATGTCGCACCTGTAATTACAGGCAACAAAAAAGTATGGTTCTTAAATGGTGAACTAGTTCGAATTCATCATTACAATAAGTCAAACGGAATAATGTCTGTTTATAATATTACAAAAGATCAAATTGAAAGTTGTTTAATTAGTGATTTTAAAAGTAAAAGAGAAAGAGCATATACAGTTGGACAGACTGCAGAACTTGTTAATAGGCATAAAAAATATATGCCATCACTAATGAAACGAGGAGTCATTCCATTTCCAACGGGATCTCAAAAAGGCGGGGCAAGGGGATTTCAAGTAAGATCATATTATTCTGAGTCGCAAGTAAAAGAGATTCGTGATATCCTTGCTAGTATGCATATTGGTAGACCAAGAAAAGATAATTTAATTACAAATGATATTACACCCAATAGACAAGAGTTGACACGTCGAATGGGGGATGGTATACTTACATATACGAGAACAGAAGATGGTAGGTTTATTCCTATCTGGAGTGAATCTATTAACTAATCCCTTGGGAGGGGTAAACAAAATGTCAGACAGCAATTATGTAGTAACGAATGAACCAACAAAAGTATCCGTAACACTTGGGTACACATTAAACCTTGGCAATTTTCAGTCACTTAGACTTGATCTTGGCATCATTGATAATAAGCGAGATGGCGAGAATACAAACGAAGCATTTGAGCGTGTGTATAAGTTTGTAGAAGATAAGTTAACTGAAAAAATTAACGAAGCAAAGTCTGAAATTAACGAGTAATGGCTGAACGCAAAGACCGAATGGCTTTGCTATCACGCTACAGCAAGTTTCATACTACACGGTATGAGCAAAAGCCATCACTTAACTTAAACGTAGAGCAGTGGGCATCAGACGCCCTTATAGAGTCCTATGGCATTGGAGTGTGTTATGATTTACTTGAGTATTACTTTGCTGTTTCTCAGTCTCCTTCTTGGAACTACTTTGCGTACAATGCAGAAAAAATACTTCAAGCAAGACTAGACAGACAAAAAGATGACAAAGAAAGAATAGAGCGTAGACGAATGGCTAAGGAGTGGCTAAGTGAATAATACAGAGGCAAAATTAATTACAGCCGTACTAACCGACAAACAGATCCATGTTCTTCTTCAAGCAAATGTAGACAACCTCCTTAGAACACACAATGATATTTGGACATTTATTCGCAACTACTTTGAGCACAATAGTTCTGCACCTCCACTAGATCTTGTGGTAGACAAATTTAGAGACTTCCAGCCAATTCAGGGTATTGGAGCAACAAAGCATCATCTAGAGGAACTTCAAACTGAATACCTGAATGACAGCCTAAAAGATATAATTAGAACTGCTGCATCAGATGTGCAGTCTGGTAATGGCAATGAGGCCTTAGATAATCTAATTACAAAAACTTCAGAGTTAAAGAAAAATACTTCTGCAATACGTGACATTGATGTTACGGATCTAGAGTCTGCTATTGCGTATTTTGAAAACGTTAAAGAGCAAAAGGCTCTTGGTATATCTGGTATTAAGACTGGGCTTCCAGGATTTGATAATTATCTGCCTGCTGGAATTATGCCAGGGCAACTGGGTGTATTCCTAGCATACCCAGGAATTGGTAAGTCATGGCTTGCACTTTATTTTGCAGTGCAGGCATGGAAGCAGGGCAAGTCACCAATGATTATTTCTTTAGAAATGTCTGAGACAGAAGTTCGCAATCGTGTATTTACAATTATGGGTGAAGGCCTTTGGTCTCATAGAAAAATTTCTAATGGTGAGATTGAAATGGATATGCTAAAATCTTGGCATGCAAAGAATCTTGCTGGTAAGCCAGAGTTTCACATTATTTCAAATGATCAGGGTGGAGAAATTACTCCTTCGGTTCTACGTGGAAAGATTGACCAGTACAAGCCAGACTTTGTAATTGTTGACTATTTGCAGTTAATGAGCCCAAATCAAAAAGCAGATAATGAAACGGTACGAATGAAGAACCTTTCAAGAGAACTTAAACTTATGGCTATTGGTGAAGAAGTTCCAATTATTGCTATCTCATCTGCAACTCCAGATGATGTAAATGACCTATCTAGTGTGCCAACTCTTGGACAAACTGCTTGGTCAAGACAGATTGCCTACGATGCTGACTGGGTTCTAGCACTTGGTCGAGCAACAAACAGCGACATCATTGAGTGTGCTTTCCGTAAAAACCGTAATGGATACATGGGAGACTTCCTAGTCCAATGCGATTTTGACAAGGGATACTACAGATACAAAGACTTTGAGGATAAGTAAACATATGGGTATAATTAATGTATGGCAAATTATCATCACAAGCCAATTAAAAAGTTTAGTCTGGATGGCGTAATCCACGATGACTCTGCTATTGGTAGGCTTAAAGGGGAGTACATTAGACTTGTCGTATCTGAGATGCGACTATGTGGCTATGTCCCTAGATTTGACATTGAGCCAGTTTTTACTATAGACTATGTTGAGAACAAGAAGTGTTTTAATTTTGAACTATCAATACACGGAGTATACGCAGGGAAAAGGAAAAGCGAATGGATAGCAGGAATAGACGTAAACAAGGCAATAGTTATACCAAAGACCAAATCCAAAGAGTTATCACAGGAGCAGGTCTAGACGTTGAATCAGAAGTAGATTCTGATTATATTATTTTCTGTCCGTTCCATGCGAACAACAGAACCCCAGCAGGAGAAGTAGACAAGAACAATGGAACATTTTTTTGTTTCTCATGTCACAAGATTGCAGATCTAGTAGAATTGGTTATGCATGTTTCTGGAAGAACCTATTTTGAGTCTGTTAGATTTATTAAGAATAAAGAGCAAGAAGGAAACTTAGAGCAAGAAGTAAACAAGCAACTATACAAAAAGCCAGACTTTATTGCGTTTGATGAATTAATTCTTAAGAGGCTATATAATAATTTGCTTATGTCTGAAAGAGCAAAAGATTATTTTAGATACAGAAAACTTGAAGCAACTTCATGGTCAAAGTTTTCATTAGGTTACTCAGATAAGCAGGATATGGTTACAGTTCCAGTTCATAGTCCAGATGGCATGCCTGTTGGATTTGTTGGTCGATCAGTTGAAGGAAAAGAATTTAAGAATACTCCTGGTCTACCAAAATCAAAAACATTGTTTAACCTTAATAGAGTAAAGACTGCAGACCGAGTATATGTTGTTGAGTCATCCTTTGATGCCATCAGACTTGATCAGATAGGCTTTCCAGCCGTGGCTACACTTGGATCAAACGTATCCAACATACAAATAGAATTGCTTCAGAAGTATTTCAATAACATTATTGTTATTGCAGATAACGATGAGGCAGGAGGAAACATGAAAAGCAAGATACTTGAAAAACTTGGTTCTCGTGTTTCTGTTATTAAATTAGATAAACAATATAAAGACATAGGCGATATGACTGATGAGGAAATAAAGAAGTTGGACTTCCAGTTTGACAAATCTATCATGTCTATGCTAAACTAGTATATACACAACACAAAGGAGAACACTATGAGCGTAATTAAGGGATTAAAAGATATCAACGCCCTGCTCGAAAAACCAAAATATGAAGGAACAGGACAGAAAGTTCGCTGGGTTAAACTAGCGGATGCACAATCTGCAAAGATTCGATTTGTAGAAGAACTAGACCAAGACTCAGCAAACTATTCAGAGGCCCGTGGTCTTTCTGTTGTAGTTGCAGAGCATACAAACCCAAAGGACTACAAGCGCAAGGCTGCTTGCACAGTAGAGTCAGAAGGCCGTTGCTTCGGTTGCGAAATGGCAAAGAAGGAACCAAAGTCAGGATGGCGTGCACGTCTTCGCTTTTACTGCAACGTGTTGATTAATGATGGCACAGAAGATCCATACATTGCTGTATGGTCTCAAGGCATTTCAAAGCAATCAGCATTTAATAACATTCGTGAATACGCTCTTGATACAGGAAGCGTTTCAAATCTTGAGTGGAAGTTAAAGCGTAATGGTCAGGGAACTGAAACCAATTACACACTTCTACCATCAAAGCCAGATGCAGAACCATTTGCATGGGATGGCTTTGAATTTTTCAACCTAGAAAAGGTTGTTCGTGAGGTTCCATATCCAGAGCAAGAAGCATTCTTCTTTGGGTTTGATTCACCTTCTGTTACCAGCACAAACATCGACTGGTAATAGATGTCTTACGTAGGCTTACACGTACATACCCACTACTCGTTATTTGACGGGATTGCTACTCCAGAAGAATACATTGACCGTGCAGTTGAGTTAGGGATGCCAGCAATTGCCATCACTGACCACGGTACTTTATCTGGGCATAGGGAACTGCACCGTATTGCAAAAGCAAAGGGTATTAAGCCTATACTTGGTGTAGAAGGCTATATGTGTCAAGATAGATTTGATACTAGAGATAAGTCTGAAAGAGACGGAGATCTAGATTTAATCTACAACCATATAGTCCTTCTCGCTAAGAACCAAATTGGTTTAGAAAACCTTAATAAAATTAGTGAAATTTCTTGGACAGAAGGCTTCTTTAAAAAGCCAAGGTTTGACTTTGAGGTATTGGAAAAATACTCAGAGGGAATCATAGTAACTTCTGCTTGTCCAAGTAGTGTTTTGGTTAAAGCACTAGAGAACGATGAGTTTGCTATTGCAAAAAAATATATTGAATGGTTTAAGCGTGTATTTAATGATGACTATTATATTGAGGTAATGCCACATAATCCACCTGAAATCAATAAGCAACTTATCCAGTTGGCTGATGAATTTTCTGTAGAGGTAGTTGTAACTCCAGACTGTCACCATAGTTGTGCTGACCAAAAAGAAATACAAGAATTCAAGTTACTCCTTAACACACATGTTAAGATTGATAAAGAGCATACATACGAAAAGTCAAAGAAAAAAGAAAACATGATGGACAGACTTGACTATCTGTATGGAGAAGATCGTCAAATTACATTTAACAAGTTTGACATTCATCTTCTTTCTTATGAAGAGATGAAGTCTGCTATGGAAGCCCAAGGGATTGATAGACCAGATATTTATGCAAATACACTTAAGATTGCAGACAAGGTTGGGGAATATGGAATTCAAGAAGGATTAGACTTACTTCCAGTTCAATATAAGAACCCAGATAAAGAACTTAAAGAGTTAGCACTTGCAGGATTAAAAGAACGTGGATATGAGGGGGATCAAGAATATCTAGATAGACTTGATGAAGAACTCAAGGTCATTAAAGATAAAAAGTTTGGCCCATACTTTTTAGTTGTTCGTAACATGATTGTTTGGGCAAAGAAGGAAGGAATCATGGTTGGTCCAGGTCGTGGATCTGCTGCTGGTTCATTGCTATGCTACGTACTTAGAATCACAGACATTGATCCAATAAAACATAAACTACTTTTCTTTCGTTTTATTAATCCAGAACGAAATGACTTTCCAGATATCGATACAGACATTCAAGATTCACGCCGTGAAGAAGTAAAAGATTATCTTGTTAGACAATACAGACACGTTGCATCTATTGCTACATTCTTATCATTTAAAGATAAAGGTGTTGTAAGAGATGTTGCTCGTGTATTGAATATTCCGCTAACAGATGTAAACAAGGTTTTAAAACTTGTAGATACTTGGGATGAATATTGTACATCAAAAACAACACGGGAATTCCGTGAGAAATATCCAGAGGTGGAAATATATGGAGAACAACTTCGTGGTCGCATTAGGGGTACTGGCATTCACGCTGCTGGTGTTGTCACTAGTAAAGATCCTATTTTTAGGTACGCACCAATGGAGACACGTTCTTCTACTGGTAGCGATGAGCGTATTCCTGTTGTCGCAGTTGATATGGAAGAGGCTGAAAAGATTGGTCTCATCAAGATCGACGCACTTGGACTTAAAACTTTAAGTGTACTTAAAGATGCACTAGAGATTATTAAAGAGCGAGATGGTAAATTAATTGATCCACTGGATATTCCTATGGATGATCTTCGTGTATATGAAATGCTATCTGATGGTTACACCAAGGGTGTATTCCAATGTGAAGCAGCACCATACACAAACCTTCTTGTTAAGATGGGCGTTAAGAACCTAAACGAACTTGCAGCATCAAATGCTCTGGTAAGACCAGGTGCAATGAATACGATTGGTAAAGACTATATTGATCGTAAGCATGGTCGTCAAAATATATCTTACACACACCAAGTATTAAAGGAATTTACGGAGGACACATATGGCTGTATTCTTTACCAGGAACAAGTTATGCAAGCATGCGTATCGCTTGGCGGTATGTCCATGTCGGAAGCAGATAAAGTTAGAAAGATCATTGGAAAGAAAAAAGATGCTAAAGAGTTTGATGTTTTTCAGGATAAGTTTGTATCTGGTGCGTCTGCTTACATTTCACCTAACCAAGCAAAAGATCTTTGGCATGACTTTGAAGCACACGCAGGATACTCGTTCAACAAGTCTCATGCGGTTGCTTACTCTACGCTCTCGTATTGGACGGCGTGGTTAAAGTATCACTATCCGTTAGAGTTTATGTATTCACTACTAAAAAATGAAAAGGACAAAGATGCAAGAACTGAATATCTTATTGAAGCAAAGAGAATGGGCATTAGCGTTAAACTTCCTCACATCAATGACTCAGATATTGATTTTAAGATTGAGGGTAAAGGTATTCGCTTTGGTCTATCTGGCATTAAATATATTTCCGATAAAATTGCTGAGAAGTACATTGCAGCACGACCTTTCGATTCGTATGCTCAACTTGAGGAGTTTACGTTTACTAAGGGAAATGGAGTTAACTCTCGTGCTCTTCAAGCACTACGAATTATTGGTGCAGCAACATTCAGG